AAAGCACGTTGTCGGAGTGAACCCCTGCCAGGGCCTCCCCAGCGTTCTCAGCTCTCGCCGTCCGGCAAGAGATAAAAGCTTCAGCCGGTGCAGCTACAAGCTCCACACGATCAGATTTCACGTTAAGCAATTGTTGCAGCTCCTTGGGCAATTCTCCTATCCATCTCTTTAGCTCGGAAAACATCGCGTCAAATAATTGCGAGCTAGTGGGGGCCGTCACAACGACTTTGCAGGGAAACTTGAGCATCAAAAACCATAGCATCGCCCAGGACGCAGTTGTTGATTTTCCTGTTCCATGACCCGAGCGAACCGAGAGGCGTCTAGTAGGTGAGGCAACCTCTCGCAAGAATTCTGCCTGGTAGTCAAAAGGCTCAACTCCAAGGATCTCCTGGACAAACCTAACCGGATCGTCTTGATACGTCGCGACAAACTCTTCCATGAAATTAGTCGTCATTTTCGATAACCTTCGTGGCGTCCGGAATAGTCTTCATTTTTCGCAAAGCATCGAGGTGCATGTCGCCCAGGGAGATCGTGACCTCCGTCTGGCCGGCCTTAGTTCCGTATCTCGATTGGTTCCAAGCCTGGGCAACAAATCGATGTTGGCTGGCTTTCTCCCTGGCAATAGCAACGTCTACCTGGTTGAGCTCTTTTGTCCTGGATCCATCGTCCGCCAGGTCGCGTTCCATTTGCCGCTCATTCGCTAAATTTTCAAAAATTTCGAAGCCCTTCTCCGCGTGGGCGTCCGCCGCTTTTTCTCGTATAGCCTCAATCGCTTTGCTGTACTCGTCGTGATTGATGAGCAGCCGGTGTAGGTAGCCTCGGTTGAGATCTAGCTCTTTTGCCAGGCTGCTAATGGTGCCGCCAGACATGAGAAAATCTTGGAGGTAATCTGCGCCACCTCTGGTTTCGATCTTCTCCAATGCCTGGCGACGTTTTGGTCTTCCTGCCATGTGAAACTCCTGTTCTTCTATTGTTATCCTATTTGGTTTTATCTCGCCAAATTTTGGCGTTCATGTGTGTCTCGACCTGGTCCAGGGGCGGGGGCCAAAAATCTGGAGGGGGGGGGTCATTTTTGTTCTATTTGCGACATTTTCGGTTTCCATTGCATTTCGGATCTGGTTCGAGATCGCGTAACCTATTGATATCATTGAGCTAATCAGCATTTGCATAAGATTATCCTATTTCGCATAATTTACATTATGTTAATTCCTGCCTCGCGTGTGCGCGTGTGCGCGACCCTGTCGCCGAGTGTCGAAGCGTGGTTAAGAGGGCAGCGCGAGAGCAAAAGAACTTTGGGAGAAGGACCTCGCGCTGCCAGTTTGCGGCTAACGACAGGGAGGAAACGTTAGCCTTATCGAGGTAATGATTAATCATTACAACAAATCTCCGAGCCCACCAAAATTACACGTCATCCATTTGCAATCGATAAGCAATTACCAGGTAGTTAATCTGGTCAATCAAACTATCCTCGTGAAAGCCATTGGCATCCATCCGTGAAGCTTTGAGCTCCGCCATCATCCGAGCAACCTCGTGAGCTGTCAGCTTCTCGCCAGGCTTTAACTTGTCCTGGATGACTGATGTCCACCTGGTAGCTATTGTCTCGTGCAATGGTCGAGCGTCTCCGTAGCTGTCCTCACGGTCCACCAGGATATTATTGGCTCTGTCTAAAATTGTTTTATAGTTCATCTTTACCTCTTGCTTTGTATTTCGCGTAACCTCGATCACTCACCACCTTGACGTAACCTCGATCGATCAGTTGATGGAGCTGCTCCAACATCTCTTGCTTTGTCTCGTCCATCGCTCCTGCCAACGTCACGAGATCTAAGGTCCCCTCGGCTCGCATGAAGGTCAGGACGTGCAACTCATACCTGGACAATGGTTCCCTGGTTCTCCTGCGCTTCTTATCGTCGGGAAGGGCAGCTCGTAATCCTATCTTCGCTCGCTTGCGTTCGAACTCCATCATTTGGACGCGCATCTTATCCTCGTCCATTTTCTATTTCCCACTTACGATGCAGAATTGCCTGGCGTTGGAAGTTGTTCCAGCTTCTCAGGTCCGACATATTGAGATGTCTTTTCCGATTAGCGATCGCTTCCAGCTCCACCAGATCTGTGACTGCTTTTAATAAACGAACGAAATCCGCTTCGGTCATCTCTCCGTAATCGGGAGCTTTCCACTCCAACCTTTTGAGATCCTCCTCGGTCAGCATATCCATACCAAACCGAGCAACCCTACCAACCTACCAATACCTAAAGGTATTTGGTAGTGGTGGTATAGTTGGCGTTGCCGATACCAATAAGTATACCAACCGATACCAATTATACCATTTAGTAATACTTTATGTATAACAATCAGGTACTTAGACATCACACTATTGCTGGTATCGGTTGGTATTCCGCTCATAACTTGTACTTTCTCGCAGTCAACCAGCAAAACCCGTCATTGACGGCTATTTGCCCCTCTAACACGAGCTTATCGAATGGTCTTTTAAACGCCTGGCTTTCGTTTGTTGCGGTATTCTTTCCTAAGAAATGCTTTCGAAGATCGGCAACTTTGATCATATGCCTGGTTCCGCTTTCCGGATATCCGGTGCCGCCTGGATTAACTTTACCGACGTTGTCGCCCTGCAATTGCATAAAGCATTCAAAAATTACCTTTGCGCTTGGGCTCAGCTTAACCTTGGCTTCTTGCTTACGCTCTTCAGTCACCGGCAGGACGTAGCAGCTCGTCACGCTGTCGCCATCTTCATCGTCGCCCAGGATAACTGTCTCCAGCTCAAAGGCGAACTCACGGCCTCCCTCGATCTCCCGTTGCTTAGTTGTCTTAGCGAAGCGGATGCCGCTTACCTCATCGACGTTCACTTCTATTTCAGTGTCAGTCGCAGCTCTAAGGCTAGAATGGCCACGGGCTAAATCTGTAGCTTTGCCGGAGTGATGTACTGACAAAACGCTACACTGGCCGTGCTCACGGAGCGCGTCACTGTTGGCAATGTAGGCAGTCATATCTTCTGGCCCGTTTTCGTTACCCCCGACCAGCGCCCGGGACAACGTGTCAACAACAATAAGAGCAATCTCTCCGTGCAGCTCCTTGACCATATCGATTTGCGCCAGGAGCTTCGGCAGATCTGCTTCTGGATCCAGCAAGTTGACAGGGCAGGGCCTGATAGCCAGGGGAACGTTCTCGTCACCGTAATGGTCCTGGATAGCGCGAGCCCTGTTAAGGTAGCCGCTGCCGCCCTCCGCTGCATAATATAGAACGACGCCTTGCTTGACATTGTGACCGTGCCACTCTCGACCGGCTGCAATGTGGTAGCTCATGTCCAGGGTGAAGAACGACTTACCGGTGTTTGACTGACCGTAGACCACCATCATTTGTTTAGAGCCCAGCCAGTTCTTTATTAGATAGTTTGACTGGAGCATTGGCTGCGCGTCGCCGATCCACACGAGCTCATCGAGTAAGCTCTCCGGTCGCTTCAGTGTCTTCAGCCCCGTCGCCACGGCTTGGAGCCCCTGCGCCTGGTGTAAGTCGTTCCAGTCTGTGTCTGGCATTGCTGGAGCCGTCCAGGGTAATCCCGTGCTCTTGGCTGCGTCCTGGCCTTTCTGGTTTGCATCGTTATCGGCTGCTATGACTAGCTCCATGTCCGGCCATGTTTCTTGCAGCGCCTTGCATACGGTCGCCAGGTTCCCCGCGTCGAGCGCAAAGATAACCGGCGTGTGATCGCTTGCCATGTGGACCGATACTGAAGTGGCCCATCCCTCACTGACAAAGCACTTGCCCGTGAAATCTAATTTACCGACGACCCCGAACACACCGCCATCCTTTTTGAGCCCAGGATTGAAGCGCTTATCGCCTGTCGGATTGATACGCTGGTGCCCGACCTGTTCCCTGTTAGTATTGAACAACGGCACCACCACGTCAGAGCCCTCCAGGACCGCTCCTATGAGCTCAACACCTTTTCTTTCATGGTAAGGCGTATACGGGTCGAACTGCACTGGCGGATCCTCCTGCTTGGGCATAGGCACAACATTGGCAAAGTAATCCTTACCGGTTTGCTTTAGTTTGATTTCTGGCCGCTTTTTCTCCATCAACGGCCAGCATCCGTCGTGCTCCAAAATCGACACGATATCCTCAAATGAATTGCACTGCCGACAATGGAACTTTACCAGGCCGTCACGCTCGTGGATCCAGAACCTGGTCGAGGGCCAGTCTTTGTGTCCGCAACTGGGACAGGCTCCGTGGTGCTCCCCAGGCGGCCCCTCGCGGAGCGAATATCGATTGATAATCGTTTCGCTCCACTCGGCCCAATGTGCTTTGGGAAAGTCAGGCATCTAGAAGGGTATCTCGTCAGGCTCGCCGCCATCAACCGACGGATGAACTTTAATGTCCTCTTTTTTCTCCGGATCTGGAAACGGGCTCGCTGCCTCGATGGTTGCTCGTCCCATTGGTTCCGGAGTTGTTGGCACTTCCATGTCACCAAAAATTTGAGCCCCCTCGGACTTTTCTTTTGGCTGCGCGAGATCTCCAAAGTAATCGATCTTTTGCGCTGGCTCCGGTGGAGGCTTACGCTCAGCTCTTGTAAGAACCATAAACGCCTCTGGGCGAGTGCTTATTCCGTGCTTGCCTCCGTAGGTCCACGACTTCAAATCGACAACACAATTGACCATGCTTCCCGTCGTCATTTCGAATTCGGGCTCACGTTCTTTAATACCGATTTCCTCAAAATGCTGATCAAAAATTTTAGGTTTAGTGGTTGGCGTTCCGTATGTTTTGATTTGCAGCTTGCGTTGGAACCGACCGTCGTCCGCTTCTTTAAATAGATCCTGCCATTTTTTGACCGGCACGTCGTTATCGCCGCCCGTTTCTGGATCACGCACTTTTATCAGCCAATGCTTCCCGGGAAAATCTGCCTTAAACATGGCGCTCATTTTGGCGGCCATTTCTTCGGCTTGCTCCGGCTGTAATTTAATAATGACTTCGTATTTGCCATCTTCATCAAGTATCGACTGGCACTTTTCCCATTGGCCGGTCGCACTGTTTTGCTTGTACGGCATATCTAATCGGGGCCATAAGACCTCGACATTAGTGAACCGCATTTGATTGTCTTTTAGTTGCATAGATTACCTCTTTAATTGTCTAAATACTCTGGGAGTTCGTGAGTTGAGAAACTTGGCCACCTGGTACTGTAAACACCGGCTTCTTCAGCAATTTGCATGTCCGCGTAAGCTGCACGACAAATCTTCTTGGCATAATCCAAGACGTATTCGTCCAGCATGTGGAAATGAGCCAAGTAAGGCCAAGTTTTTTGCACGGCTAGAAAACCCCAGTTTTTAATTTTCAAGCCATGCTCTTCGGCGCAGATCAGGTAATGAGCGGCTTGCAAGTGGTAGCCACGCATAAAAATCTCGCGTCCAAATTTACGGGGTGATGCGTCCTGGCACGTCTTCACGTCGCCCATCATCCCCAATTTTTCACTAAATATGTCGGGCCTACTTTTTAGGAGTTGGCCGGTGTTAGGGTCATTTACGAAGATCGACGCCTCGCAAACCCTGTCCTTTTCTGTCAGCAATTTTTTGCAGTGCGGATCGCCCATCAATCCGCCAAGATAATTGCCGTCTTCAGTTACTCCGTCAATTCCGTAAATCAAGCCCAAGACCATCTTATAATCTTTCTCAGGAAGCAGGACTTTACCTTCCTCAATACACCTGGCCTCATCCTCTTTATATGCCTTGGTTGCCCTGGTTTTCTCGGTAGACATTTCCACCAGGTTTAACTCCGGCTGCAAAGCCATTGAATGCGTTGCAGTTCCCAGGTCGGCAACGATTTTATTTATGTCATTTTTCCCGTGCTTTGCGTGAAACGGAGAGTAGAGCACCCATGACTTTAAGAAGCTTGCGTTAATTGCTGTTGTTGCGTGATAATCTGCGTTTGAGATGTCTGTATAAATACCTGGTTTCATTTTTCTTCTTTCATCTGTCGTTCCATTATTTCGACCAGGGCGATACAGCCTTGGACACGATGCGTTGCCGTGGGCCTGTCAGGAGGCCGCTGGAGATCTACTTCCAACGCTTCCAGCTTGTGCTTGAGCAGCGATATGGTGGCGAATACATCGCTCATTCGAAGAGCCTGGCAGCATTAGCCATGAGCAGCGCTTCGGCTCTGTGTTCGTCCTTTTTGCGGCTGAGCTGGGCGGCTAGCTTTGGAAACGTCCTGGTCGCAATCCTTCTCGCGCCGTCTTTATCTGCCGGCACTGATGCTGCCTTTTTCCATTTCCCAGGCGTCACCTCGGCGTACTTCATTTGAAGGAGAGCTAGGGTGCCTAAAATTTGCCCATATCCGACGCCAAGTTTAAAGGCGGATGAAACCCCTTGCATCGGCCTGGCACCCTGCTTCTCCACTATTAGAAAATCGATTGGAACGCTGTTTAATATGTGGCTGAGCTCCAGCGTATTTACGCCGCCATCAGTCCAAATAGGGAGGTCGTGAACCTCGGCCCAATCACCGTTTACCAGGGCAACACCGCCAGTGCGGTAGCCTGGGTCAATTCCGCAATAATATCTGCTCATCTTGCTGCTCCATGTTTTGTTCGCAAATCACCTCGAATTGAGATGAGATCGTGCGTTTCTGCTCGTTTGCCTGTTTTTTTAGCCATTCAGCGTATTTTTTTTCGACGCGCAGAAATACCGCAACTCTCTGATTTTCCATGCTTTTCTTATTCTCTCTAAAATTAATTATATTTTTCGTACATTTAAATCATATGTGGTACTTGTAAATATGCTAGCAACTGATATCTAAGTAAAGAAGACGGAAACGAGACAAAAAGGAGACAGTCATGACTAAGAAGTATTACCACTTAATTTGCGACGAAGGTGAAGCCTGGGTCGATTACTTTAGCTCTTACGACAAGCAAGAGATAGATGACGAATGGGATTGCTATCAAGGCTATTACCATCCGCATTACAGCCGTAACTGGATGAACAAAGATAAGGTTGTCATCGTAACTGATGGTAGCCACACTCAGATGGTTGCTGCGATCAACAAACTTAACGAAAGCAAAGAGGTGCAGTCATGAGATTATATGTAAGCAGCCAGGGCGAATGGTTTGGAACCCAGAAGGACGCCCAGCGCAACGCGCCCAGAGATTGGACCGAGGTCGAAGTTCCAACCAGTAAGCAGGAGCTCATTAATTACCTGTCGGAAAACAGGGTAGGGGCATCAGCTCCCACTGCATCAGCTCCCGTCATTAAGGAAGCCCCAGAGTTTACCGCTGAGCTCCTGGCACCAGAAGCAGCGAGCTGGGTTAGTTGGTCACTCGACACACTTATTCGAGGCGACAAAAGCGAAGCCAAAGAAATGCTCAAAAAGGGTCTGACGATCCAACGTGAAAGAGAGGCAATGCAATGAACTTTCAAATCACTCGCAAACCATTGCCGAACCAGGCGCAGCTCGCGGCGGCTCGGCAGATGAAACCAGGCGATTGCGTGGAGGGCTTAAAGGCTCACCATGCAGTCAAGTTGCGCGACGCGATTGACGAACTGCACGGGCAGGGGAGCGCCGTCGCCAAGCTTGTTCAAGTGTATCCCTCGACGCCCAGCTTGTGGACAGTATGGAGGAAGCAATGAAAATTGATATTAACAAAATAGAAGCAAAAATGCTGCTCGACAGCATCCGCGAATTAGAGCTTGGAGTGAATGAAATGGAAGAAGAGTGCGAGGGCTCTTCAGCATACACGCCGGCGGATTTAATTGCCCTGCAAAAGGCAAAAGAAAAGCTACTTGAGGTTATGAAAAAATGACCGGCATCAGAAAAGTAGTTGATAAAAACACCAAGAAAATTATATTTGTTGGAACTTATAAGCAAGCGGTTGATTACTGCATACATAATAACTTGGGAAAATTTTTCGAATATACTTGGGAGGATCACGTCATCGACGGCGGCGAGAAGATCGAAATATTGGAGTGCAAATCATGCGAGTAGGGGCCTTTATTGTCGGTGGCGACAAAGAAAGTCAGGCCCGTCAGCGCACGGCCATCACAGAGTATTTTCTGAACACCGCCGCGAGGATCGACTTTTTTCCGGAGAAGCCTGGCAACGAAAAATACGACGCCGAGGATCGCGTGATGCTAATGAAGTGCGCTCGCTTTTGCCGGAAGCACCAGGCGACGTTTGCGGTCGCCAGCCTGTCAGGAATGTTTGCGAAACGATGGCAATCTCTGGGTTGGCTCGCGTACCAGGCGGACCAATACGGAATAGAATTTGTTGTAACCGACGAGCCCAGGGTCAACGGATCCTCGATTGCTATCATTAGCGCCCAGGCCGACGAGCAGCGCACCAGGCTGGCCGCCAAGTCTAAGGCTGCCCTGGACGAGATAAAGTCACTGTTAAAACAGGGCAAGCCCGTGAAGACTAGATCGGGCAAAATAATAGAGAGCCTCGGTCTTCACGACAACAAGGCGGAGACAGATCGATTAGGTAACGAGGCCCAGGCACGACTTGCCAGGGAGCGCGACCAGGAAGTGTGGGGGCTCATTGAGAGTTACCTCAAGCAGGGTATGAATATGTCTGAAATAGCCAGGCAGCTCAACGCGGCGGAAGTGCCGACGCCAGCCCAACGAAGAAAAGAAAACAGGGAAGTCCGAGGGATTTGGTATTCTCAAACTGTAAAAAATTTATTGAAAAGACAGGGAGAATTAAAATGAAAATGGACGCAAAAATTGAAAATTGTTGTGTAGATAATGTCAAAGATGAATTAGCTAAATCATGGGCAAAGAAAAACTTAGAAATTGAAATTGGTATTATAATGGGTGACAGGGAAACATCCAGCAACGAAGAAAAAAAAATAAAAGAATACGTTTTATCGTCAGTTAAAAAAAGAAAGTTTCACTGTCTTTTAATTCAAGCCGCAATGTATAATCGCACAGTTACTGTACGAGAACTTGTAAACAAAGGTGTTGCATCTAGGGAATCTGTTGAGGGTTTTATAAAAGAGTGTGAAGACGCTAATTGGATTTCAGTTAGTCGAATTAAAGGACAACGTAGGATTACTGCAAAGCCCATACTAGTAGACCTCTACGTCAAGTATTGCACCTGGCTTGCTGACACATATTACTCGGCTGAACTGTCGTATTTAACAAGCAGCATGAAGTATCTAAAGAGCCTCAATGATGACCATGAATGTGTAAACTTAGTTGACACATCTGTGTAAGGTTAAGGTGTATTGCAACCGAGACAAAACCACTACAATCTCAGGACAGGAGGAAGACATGAAGATCAACTACCACACTGAAAAGCCGCGTAAGCTGAAATTGAACAAGACGATGTACAAGCTCAGCGCCGGCATGATGCAGTGGAAGCGAAGAATTGCAATCCCAATGTGGCATCCCAGCCATGTGTCCAAGGCAGCGAACATATTACGGGAATACGCCGACCGGATTGCTAAGATCGAACAGTCCAATTCTATGCGTGGCTCAGATCGAACCACGCTAGCTCAAAATTTGCTGGTGGAAATGAACCACCAGTTCGGCCAGATCTCTCCACAAGATCCTCGGGAACGCGGAGCGGAAAGATATGAGTACATCAATGGTAATGACCATCGGGTGAATACACTGGGGTTTGAAGACCTCGCCAACGATCAAGAGCTTAACGACGACATTTAAACCGTAGTGGGTACTCCTAAAAAGGTATCTGGTACATATAACAACATGAGGAGAGCGATATGCCAATAAAATATAAGCGGCTTTCTGACTACGTTAGGGGTATGCGCATAATATATATTATATTGAAGTATTCTAATGTATCAGAAAAACAGATTAGCCTGATCAGCCTGATTAGCCTAATCAGAACAAACAGAATAAACAGAATAATCAGAATAATCGAAGACGTCCTCGCTGCCACGAGTATCTTTGCCATAGGCTATCTATGGTTGTTGGCGGCGAGGGGGTTTGGATGGCACTAAAGAAATATAAATTTCAAGATGGTCAACCAGGCACTTTAGATCCTGATTATAAAACCCATGTAAATGAGCTCATAGAAAACGTAACCTCCGCCCTGGCAAACGTCGGGAAGTGGGAGACAATACGAGAGCTGGCCACAGAAACTTTAGCGGAAGGAATGGTTGCTCTGGGCCTTAACCAAGTCGAAACGGAAAATCTCAAGGTTTCCATCTCCGACGACGGCACACAAGTTGACGTGCAGCTTACGCGAGACCAGGAGGTGTACCATTAGACATCCACTGACAAAACCACAGAAGGAAATTTACGATTACTTCTGCGAGTTCTACAGACGGTTTCCGGAGCATCGAAGCCCGACGTTAAAGGATATGGCGTCGGGTCAAGTTGACGGAACCCAGGTTTGCAAGCAGCGAGCCAGCCGGCAGAGCATTTATCCAATCGTCCAAACATTAATCGACAAGGGTTATGTCACACAAAAATTTTATCGTAACAAACCTTACTGGACTTTAGCGGAGGACGACCATGAAAAATGAAATGGATCCGCTATCCAGAATGAAAGAAGATGCCAAAGCAGCAAACCGGAGGCTCCGCAAAAAGTGGGGGATGGTTGTGGACAGTAGGCCAGAGCTGGAGGTTCTAAGCAAAACGGCTGAGCGCGTCGATAAAATGATTAAGCGAGGTAATACCAGGGCTCAAATTTCCGGCTATTTAAACATCTCTCTGTCGCACGTCGGGCGAGTAATCAGAGAGTACGGATTGCCGAGGAGCGACTGATGGCGACAATACAAAAGCTTTGTTTAAAGAAATATTTCAAACATAAAGACGAGAAGGAGGAAAACAGTGAAACTAACGATCAGCGAGACTAAAGATGTCTTCCAGGCGTTAGATGATTATGCTTCTTTATTTTGTGACGAGCCAGATATTCATGCTCAATTAAGTAAATTGCGAGATAGATTTAAATTGTCGCTTATCAAAAAACTTAATCACGAAAAAAGAAAAACTTTAAAACTATTATATGATTTAGAGGAGCCCCAGTAGGGCTCCTTTTAACTTATCATCGACAAAGATTTTTCCAGGGTTTCTTTATTACGCCTGGACCAGCCTTTTCCAAAAGTTTTGTAATCATTAAGCTTTCGATAGAACCCTTCGCGAGCGTCGTAATACTTTTCGATCAGCTCTTTAGGCTGGTGGTCGTGCATTGCCTTGAGGGTCTGATTACCAATCTTCCCATCAGCTTTTACAGATAAGACACGTTGCAGGAGCTTGGCACCCCTAGAAACGCCGGCATTCACGGCCATGTCAGCGCAGCTATAATCGAGGCCACTATACAGATCGTTTCCGCGTATCGGCGTCCAGTAGTTTTTTTCGTAAAACGGCTTCACGTCTTCCTTAGTCAATTTTCTCATAACATCTTTAGGCGCTGGCTTGCCGGTGTATCGCGCCCAGTTGTAAGCAGTGACGCCCAGCATAGTAGATCCCTCGTTGCCGTGGCCGTCTTCCTTGTTTCCTTTATCAAGTTTATTGTCAGTAAAACCACCCTCATGCTTAATAAGCATTTCGAAAAAATCGTTCCAATTATCTTTCATCTTTTAAATCCTTTTATTCCGCGAATTCCGAAGCTGGCAGCTATTGAGGCATACATCCCCCAGGCAACCCAGTCCGGACATTGCTCCAAATTCTCAAAGCCTTGTCTCATTGGTTCTTGAAATGCTGGAAAAAAATTGGCACCCAAAATTATGACAAAAACCACGGTCCACAGCTCGTCTTTATACGAGTTATTACTCGCCTCAATTGCTGATTGTTCCCAGGTGATTTCACCTGTTGCGAGCTTCATTTTTGTCTCTGCTTCAGCTTGTTTAATCTTTGCTTTGCTATCAATAAAAGTTGTAGCTAGGTTGGCTACGCTACCCAAAATTCCTATCATTGTTGCTTATCCTTCAGTGTGTTAAATCCAAAATATCCAACGACAACTGTTGACGCTGCCACTGAATAAACTGTTGCAATATCGGTGATTAATGACGCGGCGGTATCAAAGCCTAAAACTGATGCTAAAAGAATTATAAAAGGATACAAAAGCATCCCCGCGCAACATGCCTTAACTAGCAATCTTTCCGTGTTGCGCTTCTCATCGTTGTCATGGATTTTTAACCGGCGGTCTTCTATATCCAGAGCTCTAAACTCATCTTTTTCCAAGCTGCCGTTGCCATTTTTGTCTAACTTATCAAACTCTGTCATTCTAAATTCCCCATTTTTTTGGATCAATAATGTCCAGGTAAATTAAAACCAGCATTGCAAATGCAACTGCCAACGTTACTAGGACAACTAATATAAATGCGGTTTCGGCATTTTCTTTTCGCCGCTGTCGCTCCACAGCCATTTCACGTTCTTGCTCTTTGCGTTCGGCTAATATTTCCCGTCGAAGCTTTAACAAATCCTGGTAAGCACTGTATCCGCGCAGCCCAATAATTAGCTCACGAAGCCGCTCTTCACTATCTATAGCTGCCTGGCGTTGCATGAATGTTTCCATTGCTTCTTCGTTGGCACTAGCAAACATGCTGCTTTTCTTTTTCTCGTGAGACTTTTTGGCGTTGTCGCAACTGTCCATAAAATTGGAAAGTTCTCTGCTCATATTCATAATGGACTTACCGGCTTTTAAAGAAGCGGAAATAGCGCTGAAAGCCGTGATAGGATCCATCGTTACATCCCATCGCGTCGAGTAAATTCTACTGTTTTTTCCAGGATAGATATACGAGCTTGCATTTTAATAATTTGAGTTTGCAGTTTGACCAGGTTTTCCATGTCCTGCCAAATTTCGTCGTCCACCTCTGAAAGGCTTTCCTCTGTTTCCTCAAGTGCCTGTTCAGTATCCAACAATATCTCAATCAGCTCGTCTGTCCTGGCAGTGTTGTCACTGATATCTCGGAGTATATTTGAGCCCCAAAATACCGCACCCACCAACTGGGCCGCAACCGCGATCACTAACACCAAAGGGATCTTAAAATTTTCCATCATCCCACCTTCATTAATACCGCAATGAGCAAGGCGATGATCGAGCCGGCTGCCGCCCAAAGGATCTGCTCAGTACGTTTTGTGCGGACGTAGAGATCCTTGAGCTGTATGCGAAGCTCAGTCTTGACCTCCACCATGTCTTTCTCGACGACATCGATCCTGGCGTGAGCTGACTGGACTGTGCGCTTATCCATACTAATACCCGTTAGCTAATAGCTTGCTGTAATCGCCGGACATTAATTTCTTTTTAATGTACTCGTTCAGCTCCTGGCTGCCCAGTTTAGCGCCACATTCTTGCATCCACATTTCAACCACGACAAACGGTATAGAACCGGCCAGCCTCATGCCTGATTTAGGATTATGCCCGTCGATGTTGCGCTCTTTGTTAAAGTCCAAAATGCGTTGAACGTCCTGGCTACGGTTAATAATTATTTTGCCGTCCTCATCAAAATATTTCGTTTGTACGCTCATTTCTTAACTTTCTTTTTCTTTGGACCTTTGCCGTCTGACCAAGCCTCATTAACGTCGGGGGTAGAGGGGTCATCTGCCTGGAGCTTGCCGCTCGCAGTCCTAGCTCGTTTGATTTTTACTTCGACGGCAAAACCAGCATCTAACAGTGCTTGGCCCTCATCATCGTTTACTTCAACGCGATCACCTTTTTGGGATGGAGATCCTGCAATCCAAGGTCTTCGATCGGTAATAATTTCAATTTTCATAACAGCTTTCCATATCTGGTACTTTTAAATATTGAGGATGGGGCATTTCTGCCCCACCAAAGTTTATGCTGCGTTTACGTCCGCAATAATTCCGTGGGCTTTTTGCGAAGTTACCTGGAGGCCATATTCGCAGGAAATTAATCTACGCTCTGACAGACCGGTTTTAGCCAACGCTTCTTGCTTAGCAGTTTGCAAGTAAACCACTTCCGCGTGTGTCGGATCCAAAACAAACACGTCCGGTGTATAGTCAACACTGGATACTTGCCTGGTTCTCATCAACCTGTTAGGCACCACTTGCATTTCCCCAAAATCGGATATGAAAACGTCAATCGCAGCACTTAATTTCGCATCTTCTGCCGCTTTAAAACGAGTTGCATTACCAGTGAAGGTCGAAATTTTCTGCTTTTGAGCAGAACCACACATCACCATTGTTGGTGTGGCCCCAGCGTTCCAGCATTTAGCTACGATATCTTGAAGAAGAGCCTCAGTCATGGGGCGAAGTGTCCCGTCAGTAGCGGCAGCATTTACAAAACCAGCTTCGCCAGTTCCTGATGTTGTGCCGCTAGCTCCAGTTGCTCCACGATTTACGTTTGAGGTTAGGTAAGCTGGTAAACCAGCAGTCGCTCTTGCAGCGCTAGCCGTTCCAGCGCTTGCACTGGTGTTCTGCAATAAAAGTGACTCCATGTCTCTTTTTAATTCCTGCAATTTGTAAGCAACTTGCTTTGCGATAGTCTGCGCGGAAGCAACCCCGTTCACAGCGTTTGCCGTTGATGAAGTTTCGCTCACTTTAGCGGATATCTGGGTATATCCTCCCTTACGAACGGCATTCGTAGGTGCACTGTTACCAAGCACATCAGCTTCAAGTTGGCGATTTGAATTATCGACTAATGCCAGATCAACTTCGGACCACTCGTAGTAAGTGTTATAGACATTTCGTAAGCCAATTGTGCTCATAAAAATAGTGTCCGTAGGCGTTAGAGATAGCATTGCCGAATGTAAATCCTCGCGGATTGTTGAGACGTCATACGTCTTATTTGTGTTTGCATTTACGGCCATTGGTTTGTCCTTTCGTTACGACAAGAGAAAATTAGCTACGTCATCGACGGAGCCAGAATTTTGCATACTTTCTTTCACCTTCGCTTTTTGCTTGGCGCTGTATGCATTTGCTTTTTTCTTCGACCCAGCTTTCACAGTTCCCAGGCTCTCCCTTTTACCGGATGTGGCCTTGGCTTTTTTCTGAACCAATTGCCGATAACGCATCGCATCATGCATCGCCAGGATGTATCGATGATCCCTTACTGATCCGAGTTCTTCGGGAGTAAAGCCATAGAATGCTCCTGTTTCCGCAATGCCCTTTTTGATCGTTTCACCCTTGTCGGGATCCGCAATCTCCGGAAGCTTTTCCGTTAACATTTGCGCTTGGTTCATTGTGTACTCTTGTAAACGCGCCTCGTGAGCAGTGTTTTGCTGCATCTGAAGCTGGTTTAATTGAGCGACCTTGGCCTCATGCTGAGTTTTGCTCTCGTCGTATTTAAGCTTTTCCTGCATGTAAGCGATCGGGTCGCTATCAAACAGGTCGGCGGACGGTGGAACAGGCTCCTGCAAGCCTTGGTCTTTCGCTTGATTAAAGAAATCCAACATTTGTTGGCGTTGTGCGGCTAGTTGGTCGTTTTGAGTTTTGAGATCTTTCTCTAACCCAGAAACTTCCTGCATTCGCCGCTGGATATAGTCTTGTCCGGCTGCTCCTCGCTTTAGCTCCCCCAAGGTCTTCTTTCTAATTTCACCATCAGATTTATATTCAATCTCTAGTTCATCAGAAAGATCTATGGGAGCGTCGATTTGCTCGTCTTCGATATCCTCATTGTCTGCTTCGAACTCCAATAAATCACTGTCGTCGTC